TCTTCCCAATCAAACGGCTCATGTTCTGTTACTTCCCCTGTTCCCCGTTTCCCTCCGCAGAGGAAGAAGAACCGAACGCCGCGCCAAACGCTTCTGTCATTTTTTGCACGAGTAGCGAGTACGGACGAACCAAGTCTAGCAAGTCTTCCATATCTTCAAGTCTTAGCGTCTCGCCGTGTTCCTTTGCGTCAGACAACAGGCCGCAGTACAAATAGGTTTCCATCTCTGTAGGATCAAAAGCCCCTTCGATTTCCTCCATGCTTTTCTTCGTCATAACGCTAAGTGTTTTCAATGCCTTATGTCCAAACCGCAATTCGCGCGGTCTATCTAGTTCAATGATTACAACATCGTTTTTATTTGCCATTGTCGTTCGTCCTCTCTAAACAAAAATAAAGGCTAGAACGTTATGTCCTAGCCCTCTGTCAATCATTACGGTTAACTAGCTCGTCTTAATGGCCACGATATCGTAAACTTTTTGTGATTTGTTTACCTCGTACGCGATGATAGTAAGCTTTTTACCTACGGTGAGCGTAAGCGTGATAGCCGCCGATGCAACCGCCGTTGTAAGGTCTTGAGAGTATACGCCGTCAATGTACAGCTTGAGCGTATGAGCCGCAGCTGTAGCCGTTACCGTTACCGAAGTAGCAGAAACGCCGCCGAACGTGTAAGCTCGATTTCCTACCGCAAAAGCAGGAGACAACGTGCCGCCCGCACCTGTGAGGGATAGAGCAGTAAGGCCGCCTGATTGCGTAACGCCTAGTGAAGGTTGACCAGATACCTTGATAGTACCTTCAAATGCAATTGTGTCCTCAAGTTCCGCCCCTGTCTTGAAGCCAGTGACAACGCCTGTGAACGTCCACGTTGCGCCGGACGGGTAGTTGATTGTGTAGGTATCAACCGTTCCCGCAGCAAACGCCGTGTACATTGCCATTTGTCCGAGCGTGTCGGTAGAGTTGAAATGGCCACCTAACGCAACCTCTCCTGCATCTTTGAAGCCCGCGATAAATTCACGGTATCCGCCCGCGCTTGATAGGTTCGTCGAGTCAATTGTTTCTTGCGTCAAGTCAAGGCCATCAATAGACGTCAACTCAGCAATGGAGTTAGCGCCAATTTGAATATACGTACCAACCGATCTTACAGCCACAATAAAACCTCCCTAAAATTGTACTTTAAATTCAATAACGCACCTGTAAAGCTTCGGCAAAGGCTCGTATAGCTCGACAGGCGCGTTGTAGGTTAATTCGTGTATAAAAAGAGCGTCCGAACCAATGGCCCGGCGCTCGAACGATTTCAGCCGCGCGATGACCGCAGCGACGTTTGTTTTAAGGCTCGTATAAGTTGCCGTCAGTACGTTTAATTCACATTCCACTTCTCGCAATGACAAGAAGCCGCCTAGCGATTTTTCCTCAACTCCATAACCCGCTTCATACAAAATGTAAGGCGCCGTTATAGGCTCGTCATCGTCCGAAGGAGCAACAACAGGGAAAACCTTGTCCGTGAATCCTGCCAATGAAGACAATTCCTCTTCTAGTGCCTTTTGTAAACTCAACTGCAATCACCTCGCATTCCACGCCTTGTCTATTTCATCTAGTCCAACATCGATAATAGCTTTTTCAATGGCTTGTTCGTTGTTGTCTATAGCTTTTCTCAAGTAACGATAGCCGGGAATATAGCGCCCGTTGACGGTGAAGAATCCATATTCCTGTGATGCTGGATAATAGGAGCGCTCACCCGTTTCTGATATCTTAACGAAAACATCATTCATCTTCGGGTCAAGCTTAACGTCAAAGACCTTTTTACCTTGCTTCCGGCTGCGTTCTGCTTTCATGACGATACCCTTTTTGAGATTCCCTTCATCTTCCGGCGCGTTGGCTCTCGCATCCTTTAGCGCAATCTTAGCTCCTGCACGAGCCGCCTTTGTCGCTATTTTAGTCGGAACCTTGCCTAGTCGTTGAATAGCTCTCTCAAGCTCTGCCATACCTTCAATAGTTGTCCGTCGCGCCATTGTCAGCCCCCCATAGGGTAACGGCTGCAAGTAAGTTCGATCTTCTCGCCGTTGCGGGAATATGTCCGTATGACGTGGTAAATCGTGCCGTTATGGCTTAGTTTTGGTTCGTTGTCGTATTCGCCTTTGTACATCTCTATAATGACTTCGGGCTTCATACCAACGGCGGCGGCTTGATAAAATTCCCGACTGCCTACCGATTTTTCATTTGCCATAACTTCACGCGGTGTACCATCAACTGGGACGCGTTCACCGTATTGGTTTTTCACTTTGTCCACCGCAATAAGCCCCACAACGTCGCGCCAGTTACTCACGGCGTCACCTCCGGTTCAACGGTGTATTCCTCCGTCAATGTGAGATGCCGTTTTATGGAGTCGTAAGAGTCTTGAAACCGCACCGCGTCGGCATTGTCATAACCGAAATTAGCTTTGCAATAGACTGTTATGGCCCGTTTAATTAACGTGTCGGTATCGTCATTAACTTTCGTTTCCAACGTTCCCGAAAGCCGCAAGTCATCCCGCGCCGCCGCGATTAGGTCGCCAACCTCGCCGTCAAATGCCGTTGTGGTCAGGCTGATTCGTAGCGCCTTTTTAACATCGTCCAGCATAGCCATGGCTTACACCAACAAATCTACGTGTACAATCGTTCCATTCAAGGCGCTGTTCAGGTCTACTGTGTTGCTTTCAAGAGCCGTAGAAGATACCGCCACGGTTGGCGCTGTACCCTCTTTAACGTTATTGAGATAAGCAGCAATGACGCTGTTACGGCTCAATTTAAACGGAATACCCATTTTCTCATTGAAGCCGATAGCCGTTGTAGCTCCATTCCCGTCATGAGTCGGAATAGAGATTTGAGTTACAGTTTTGAAGGCTTTAGAACCTTGCACCGTCCCGGCAGTGTCAACGGTAAACACCGGG